TCCTGCCGTTTCAACAGCTTCCGAACCAGCGTGCCGGTATTCAGTATAATTTCCGCGGTGCCCCGCAAACTTATTTCATCCGATCGGCACATCCGAACGATATCGGCCCGTTGAGTTTCGACCTTCCGACCTGGAAGCCGATCCCCAAGCGCAAGCCATGGGGGCGGCTCCAGGTCATTCACCTGTTCGAGCAGACCCGTCCCGACCAGTCGCGCGGCATCACCCAGATGGCCGCCGCGCTCAAGGCGATGAAGATCACGCATACGTGGCGCGACATCACCGTCCAGCACGCTGTTTCGCAGGCGATTTATGCTGCCGCGATCACCTCAGACCTCCCCATGGCCGACATCATGACCCGCATGGGCGCCGGTGATTCGGCAGAGGCTGCCGCTGCGGCGATCACCAATTATGCCGAGGGGTATCTGAGCTCGGTCGGAAAATATGTCGGCAACAAGGGTATCGCGATTGATGGCGTGCGTATACCGCGCCTGTTCCCCGGCGAGAAGCTGGAATTACAGTCTGCCGCGAACACCGGTCCGCTAGGCACCGAATTCGAGCAATCCCTACTTCGCTACATCGCGGCGACGATGGGCGTCAGCTACGAGCAGCTCAGCAGGGACTATACCCACACCAATTACAGCTCCGCGCGCGCCGCGATGACCGAGACCTGGAAGTTCATGCAGGCGCGCAAGAAGCTGATCGCCGATCGCTTCGCCACGATCTGTTTCAGGCTGTGGCTCGAAGAGGCGATCAACAAGAACGAGATCACATCGCTCCCCGCGCGCAAGGCTGCCGGTCTTATCTATTTCGGCGGTCGCCTCAGCCTCGCGTTCGATGCGCTGTCGCGCTGCGAGTGGATCGGCGCCTCGCGCGGCCAGATCGACGAACTCAAAGAAACCCAGGCGGCCGTCCTGCGCATCGAAAGTGGCCTGTCTACCGCCGAAGATGAACTCGCACGTCTCGGTAAGGACTGGCGCAAAGTCTATCGTCAGCTCGCCCGCGAGAAAAAGAAGCGCGAGGAACTCGGCCTGACCTTCTCGGCGACAGATCCCAGCGCGCTCAAGGCTATCGCCGATGCGACCACGCCGGACGGAGGTGACAAGTGAGCAATCCGCTGATCGCACAGTTTGCAGGCGGACCAGCCCTGGTCGAACCGACGCTGCGCGAGCGGTTCGAGATGTGTCTTGCCCAGGCCGCGGCGCATCCCATGCTCGCGGAGGCGCAGGCAGCCGCTGGCAGCAGCGATCAATTCTGGCCGACCGAGGATTCGGGGAGCTGGGCGCATCAGTTGCGACCGTATGTGGTCAAGGACGGAATTCTCCATATCCCGGTCAAGGGTGTACTGCTGCACAACTTCCCCTACGCCCTGTTCGACTGGGCGACCGGATACGAATATATCTGGCAGGCATTTAAGCGCGGTTGCGCCGATTTTGCTATCGGCCAGATCAGGGGGATCGCCTTAATCTGCGACACGCCAGGCGGCATGGTCGCAGGCTGCTTCGACGCGCGCGACAAGATGGTAGCGCTCAAGGAGGAAACTGGCGTTCCCGTTGCGGGCTTCGCGCATGAGTCCGCCTATTCTGCCGGGTACGCGATCATAACCGTTGCCGATCCGGGGCAGGTTCACGTTAGCCGCACCGGCGGCGTCGGCTCGATCGGCGTGGTGACGAGCCACATGAACGCCGCTGGCATGATGGACCGGCTTGGGCTCCAGATCACCTTCATCGCCAGCGACGCCTCCAAGGTCGAGGGCAACCCTTACGAGGCCCTGTCGCCTGAAGCGAAGGCGCGCATCCAGGCGCGCGTCGATGAACTCTATTCTATTTTCGTGGCCGCCGTGTCGCAGAGCCGCAGTCTCTCGGAAGAGGTAATCCGAAGCGACTTGAAGGCATATTGCTACACCGCCACCCAAGCCGTGTCCAATGGGCTCGCCGACACGATCGGCAGCCTGGAAGACGCCATGTCCGCGTTCGCGGGCTTCCTGGACGACCAGTCCGACAACAATGGAGACGAGAATATGGCAGAGCCTGCCAATACGTCGGCGGTCGATCAGGCCGCCGTCGATGCCGCGCGCGAAGAAGGTCGCGTCGCGGGTCACACCGCCGGCCGGACCGAGGGTCTGACCGAAGGTGCCACCGCCGAACGGACGCGCATCGGTGCGATCCTCGGTTCCGAGGAGGCCAAGGGTCGCGATTCGCTTGCGCAGCACTTCGCTTTCAAGACCGGTCAGAGCGCCGAGGATGCGATTGCAGCTCTCGCCGCCGCGCCTGCCGCACAAGCCCCGGCGTCCGAAAAGCCGCAGGGCAAGCAGCAGCCAACCAGTTTCGCCGAGGCAATGGACAACGGCGCGCAGCCGAACGTCGGTGCCACCACGACCGGCGAGGGTGATGGCGATGACGAGGACGACGGCAGTGAAGTTGTTGCTCTCGCTGCTCGGGTAGGCATCAAGGGCTTCGCCGCCCTGACTGCCAAGTAAGGAGACAGTCCCATGGCGAATATTCCCGTTTCCTATCAAAATGCGTCGGTCCGCGGCGTTGCTGCCTTCGAGGTGATGGACACGTTCATCGACGCGAACCTCGTTGCCGGCGCCGAGCCGGCGATCGGTCGCTCGATCCGCCTGCTGCTGGCGGACTCTCAGACACTGGCGGCGTTTACCGTCGTCGGCCTGGACGCCAACAAGAAGTTGGTGAAGGCGGTCTACAATGCGACCGTGTCGAGCGGTGTCATCCCAGTGGGCGTCCTCGTCCACGCTGCTACGTCGAGCACATCCAACACCACCGTCTTCGGCGAAGTCTGGATGGCAGGCAACTTCAACGTTGGCTCCGACGACGCCGGTACCGACAGCCCGCTGGTCTGGGATACCTCCTTCGACACCATTGCGAAGAAGACCACCTGGGCCGGACTGCCTGTCTACCAGGGCAATCCTGATCTGCTCTTCCGCCGTCGCCTGGTTGCCGGCTGACCTTCCACCGCTCCGACATAAGGAACTTCTGAAATGGCAAATCCCTATGAGCTGTGGACGACCCGCAAGCTCCTCGGTGTCTTCCGCGACACCCGCCCCGAAGACTGGGCGTTCGCTGACTATTTCCCGAACGTCTTCCTCTCCACTGATGAGTGGATCGACTTCGAGAAGCTGCCTGTCCGCAGCCGTCAGCTCGCGCCGCTGGTGAAGCCCGGTGGCCGCGGTCATGGCGTTTTCACCGACAAGGTGAAAGGTTACCGCTTCAAGCCGGCCAACTCAGTGGTCGAGGATGCGGTCGATCCTCTCCGTCCGCTGACGATGCAGCCCGGCATGGACGCGTCCATGCTTCATCCCGAGATGAACAAGCTCAGCCCGATGCAGCGCCTTCAGCTGATTAAGGCCGCAATGGTCGCCGAGTTTCAGGACGCCATGCGTCGCCGTTGGGAGTGGATGCGGTGTCGCGCCATCTCCGACGGTGCAGTGACGCTCAACTATGTCGATGGCCAGTCGGTCACGGTCGACTTCCAGCGCGACGCCGGCAATACGATCACCCTGACTTCGGGCAACCGCTGGGGTGACTCGGGCGTCTCGATCTTCGACTTCTTCCAGCTCGTGATCGACACCATGACCAACGCTGACTTCGGCGGCATGCCGGTGCGTGCGGAGATGGGCGGTAATGCGGCGAAGATCCTGCGCAAGGATGCCGAGATCTTGGAGCACATGGATGTCAACATCCGTGGCGCCGTGATCACCGTCGATCGTGGACCGGTCACGGGACCGGGGGCCCGCGGCAACGGCAAGCGTTTCAAGTTCGGCGAAATGCAGATCGGCGGAGCTTCCGGCGCCTCGATCGAGCTCTGGCAGAACGACGAGACCTATGACGTGAAGAACACGACCACGGGCGCTCTGACCAAGACGCGTTATATTGGCACCAGCGACGTGATCTTCACGTCGACCGTCGATGCGATCCAGGGTTACTCCTGCTTCGGCATGATCGTCGACAAGGATGCCGGTTACGAGGCGATCCCGATGTTCCCCAAGAATTTCGAGACGGGCACCCGCACGAAGGTCGAGAATATCTCGATCGAATCTGCACCGCTGTTCGTCCCGATCAACCCGAACGCAACGCTCAAGGCAACGGTCGCCTAAACCGAACCCGGAAACACGGGCGGACCGTGCCCGTGGTTTCAACAATAAGGTGAATATATGACTCGCAAGGTTAAGGAAGAGCCCGTCTTCAAGAAGGACGAGCCCCGGATTGAGGTGGAACAGCAGGCCGGCGTCAAGCCGCTCAAGGCAGTGCACATGATCGTTTATGGCAACGACCAGACCGCGCCTCCGGACTCGGTTTTCACGCCGATTACCGAAGATGAGCGTCGCTTCCTTGTCGACTGCGGCGCGGCGGTCGAACTGTCGAAGACCGAGGCACGCCTGTTCAAGCTGGGCATCGACCCCGATGACGATGACGATGAGCCGGGACCAACCCCCAGCGATGATCCGCTCAACTGATTGATGAACCGCTTCCGGGAACAGAAGCGGCGTGCGCGCCGGGACCTACATCGCGAGATGTGCGTCCCGGCGCTTTATATCCCAGCGCTCGCTGTGACTCCGGTGCCATGCACCGTGCGGATATGGCACAAGGGGCAGCCTGTCATGGGCGGACAACTTGCCAGCTATCAGGGCTCCGCCGAAAGCGTTGAGCCCGAGGACCGCATTCGCTTTTACCGTCCAGACTTTGCCGCCGATCTGCGCCGCAACGCGATCGTATCAGTGGCCGCGGGCGAGGCGTACCGCATTGATCACGTTTATCCGGCTGACGACGAGTTTCAGAGCGCGCGCGTCATACCCTTGACGGCAACCGAGGCCGACGGCCTGCCGGTCGCCGATGAATAACGATCCCTACATAGTGGCGGTCGAGGGTTTGTCGGATCTCCGCGGCCTGGATGAAATACCGCGCTCGGTCGAACGTGCTGCCTTGCGCGCCGTCAATGGAACGCTCGACTGGGCAACCGCCCGGTCGCGCCGGTTGGTCCGCGACCAGGTTGCCTTCCCGGCTTCCTATCTCACCGGCAAGGATTCCTCCGGCCGCCAGCGGCTCGGCATCACCAAGAAGGCGCGGGGCGGGGACCTCGAAGGTGTAATCACCGGTCGCCAGCGTCCGACCATGCTGGCACGCTTCGCGACCAGTGGCAGCGTCGGTGGCCGTAACGGCGTCAGAGTCGAGGTCGCGCCGGGTTTCGCAAAATTCATGCGCCGCGCCTTCTTGATCCGGTTGCCTGCCGGCAGCGGCAATGTCGAGACCAAATCGAACCTCGGTCTCGCTATCCGCCTGAAGGCTGGTGAGCGCATCGCGAACAAGCTGCGCATGGTCCAGATGGGCAGGGGAGGGCCATATCTTTTGTTCGGTCCGTCGATCGACCAGGTTTTCGCCGGCGTTGCGGGGGACATCAGCGGCGACACCGGCGACTACCTCTCTCGTGAATTTTCCAGACTGTTGGAGCTCGACCTGTGAGTGACCCGTTCAAACTGCGCGTCCTGTCCGCAATCACTGATGCACTGAAAAGCATCACTCCGGCGAACGGCTATGTGAGCGACCTGAGCGACTTCGTCCCCGGCGACGGCGTCATGACCGCCCGCGTTTACCGCGGTCGCCTGTGGTTCGGAGAGGAAAGTCCCCTGCCGATGACGAGTGTGCTCGAAGGTACGGCTCCCGGTGACGAACTGTCCGAGCCACCGCAGCAAACCCCAAGATCGGAATATGAGTGGCCGTTGATAGTGCAAGGTTTTGTGAAGGACGATCCCCAGCACCCGACTGATCCGGCATATTTCCTGCTGCGCGACGTAAAGCGCCGTCTTGCGATCGAGGTCAAACGCAAGACGGCCGAGCATGACAGCGACATTCTGGGTCTCGGCCGCGGCGGCTGCCGGGTCACCGCGTTGCGGATCGGCACTGGTTCGGTGCGGCCGGCAGATGACATATCGGCGCGAGCTTATTTCTGGTTGAGTGTGGTCCCGACCATTTACGATGATCCGCTTGCACCCGACGCGTGACATTTACCCATAATTTCACTATAGGAGTGAAATTCAATCTGGAGGTTGAAATAAAATGGCGCTTGAACTTGGCAATCAGACCCTCGGCCGCGGGAAGGTGTATTTCTCGCTGTTCAACTCGGGCACGCACACGCCCTCGGGATTCCGCTACATCGGAAACACGCCCAGCTTCAACCTCACCATCTCGCAGGAAAAGCTCGATCACTTCTCCTCCGAGTCCGGCGTGCGGGTGAAGGACAAGACGGTCATTCTGCAGACCGACTATTCCGGCAACGTCACCATGGACGATATCAACAATGCCAACCTGGCGCTGTTCTTCTTCGGTACCCAGTCCACTGTTGCCCAGACCTCGGCGACCTCGCAGGCGGAAGCTTTCGCGAGCGTGACCAAAGGGTTCGCCTATCAGCTCGGCGTCACGACCAACAATCAAACCGGCGTTCGCTCGATCAGCAACGTCACGGTTCAGGTTTCCGGCAGCCCGAAGACGCTCGGCACCGATTACACGGTCGACGCAGCGCGTGGCATCATCTTCATCGTCGAGAGCGGCACGATAGCCGATGGTGCGACGATCAACGTCACCTACGACCGTGCGGCCGTGAACCGCAAACAGGTCATCTCCGGCACCACCCAGGTCGAAGGGGCACTGCGGTTCCTGGCCGATAACCCCAGCGGTCAGAATAACGACTTCCTGATGCCCTATGTCCGGCTCGGGCCGAACGGCGACTTCGAACTGAAATCGGACGAATGGCAGCAGCTTCCCTGCACGGTCGAGATCCTCGCCGATACGACCTACAACAAGGCGGCGATCTACATCGACGGCCAACCTTACTGATCCGGAGTAGATTGCGATGGGACTGCGCAACCTCACCTTCCCGACTTACGAGGTCCAGACCGCGGGCGGCAATTTCGCCGTTCGTGGTCTGGGCTTCGACCACTTGCTGACGCTGTTTCAGCGTCACGGCCTCGCCATGGTTGCTCAGTTCAACGCGATCGCGGAGAAGATACGCGGTGGCGCCCAGCTATCAGAGGCCGATGTGGCGACCTTCCTCGTGCAGGCGATCGATGCAGCGCCACAACTTGTTGCTGAGGCAATCGCCTTAGCCAGTGGCTCGATCGCACCGAGCGGTCTCGAAGATTCGGATGATCCGATTCTGCTCACCTGGGTCGGGGACGTGGTGATCGCGCGCGGTCTCCCCGTCGGGGCTCAGATGGATGCCCTGGAGAAGATCGCGCTGCAGACTTTCACCTCGGACATGCCGCCGGGAAAAATGCTCGCGCTGATCCAGAAGACGCTTCAGGCCGGCGGGATCAGCGCGGCGCCGAGCCGGGAGGTACCCTGACGCTCGAACGCTGGCTGTGGGGGTTACGGCGCCAAGTGGGACTTCTCCTCGGCAATGGCCATCCGGACGCTGGCGGTTACCCGCTCGGGTTTCTGGGCGACGAAGCGGCCCTTGTGATCGAACGGCAGAACGGGATGCTCGCTAGCGTTGGCACGGTGATCCACTCAGCCGGTGCAGCGATAACCACCACCAAAGGGGGACCTTTTTTCAACAAGCTGATCAAGCGGCTCTCGGAGATATGGTAGAATGAGCAGCAGCGGCAACCGCGATGTCAATCTCGTCATCCGAGCCAAGAACGAAGCCTCCGCTGGCGTCAACGCTGCTGCCAAGTCTCTCAGCACCCTCGACGCCGCTCAGTCGGGCGCCGCTGATAGCGCCAAGTCCCTAGCCCGCGAACTGGCTGCGCTCGAACGCAGCGAACGCAATATCGGTAAATCACTCGACGCGACCACTGCTGCGGCCGGCGCCCAGGCCGAACGGCTGTTGGCGACCAACCGCGCGATCAGCGAGCGCAAGGCCCGTATCGAGGAGCTGGGGCGCGCGCTCAAATTGCTGCAGGCGGAGAGCGGCAAGGATTTCGTTGGACCGAGCCAATTCGGCGATCCCAAGGCGGTCGCCGCGCAGATATCAGCGATCAAGCGCGAGCTCGGCCGCGCCGCAACCCAGCTTAATGGTCGCAGCGGCGATGGCGGCCTGGTCGCTCGCTTCGAGAAGGAGCGCCAGCAACTGGGCGAACTTCGCGCCGCACAGCGTGTTTATCGCGAGGGTTTTGCCGAGGTCGGCAGCGCGGTAGCCCAAGTTACTGCCGAACTGAAACGCCAGAATGGCGAACTTGATAAGACGACTGCTATTCAGGCGCGCATCAACCGGGCGACCGGCGTTGATCGCGCACAGAGCACACTGACCGACAGCGATCGAAACCAGATCGCCGGGGTGCTGAGACTCGCCGAAGCTCGCGATCGCGAAATCCTGAAACTGCGCGAACAGGAGCGCGCCACGCGGGAACTGGGAGAAACGCAGGCCGCCCAGGCACGCGCGGCCAATCTCGGTGCCGGTAGCCTGTCCGGCAAGTCTGCACGGGATTCGGCGGCAGTCTTCCAGGAAGCCGATGCCGAGGCGCTCCGGAAATTCGACGCCCAGATGAAGGCTGCGGCGGCTGATGCCAAGGCGCTCGACAACGCCGCTGCATCGCTGCGCGACAAACTGAACCCGCTCGCTTCGATTCAGGAGCGCTTAGCCGAGGAGACACATCAGCTATCGGTCCTGTTCAAGGCCGGTCGCATCAGCAGCAAGGAATATGCGGATGGACTGGCGCTGGTAAAACAGCGCGCCGACGATGCAGCCAAGGGGATCGGGCGCAATGGCCTCGGTGGCAAGCCGACGCTGTTTGGCCTCAAACCCTATGAGCTGCAGAACCTGTCGTTCCAGATCAACGACATTTTCACCCAGCTCGCCTCTGGCACGTCGCTCAGCCAGACGCTGGCCCAGCAGGGCGGTCAGCTCCTCCAGATATTCCCGCGTGTCGGCAGCGCGATAGTCGCCGCCTTCAGTAACCCGGCCATTTTGACGTTCGCGGCGACCGTCGGGGTCATAGCGCTGTCTCTTAAAGAGGCTAGTGATCAGGCGGCCCGGATTAAGGGTTTCAATGGCCTGATCGCCGGGACCGGATCGGGAATCGCGACGACCGCTGAGGATCTCAACAAGGCAGCTGAGGCGATCGACCGCTATGGCGCGTCAACCAAAGACGCCACTGCTGTCGTCAAGCTCTTCTACAGGGATGGGCTCGATCCATCGCGGTTCGAGGCATTCGGACGTGCCGCGCAGGATGCAGCGATTGCCACGGGCAAGGAGTTGCCGGCTGCCGCCAAGGAAATGGCGGACGCGTTCACTGGTGGCTTCGATGCTATCGCGAAGCTCGACGACACCCTGAATTTCCTGTCGACCGCCGAGCGCGAGCAAATTCGTGCCATGTTCGAAAGCGGTCAAGCAGCTCGCGCGCGCAACGAAGCTTTTGAGCGCTATGCCGCCAAGATGGCGGAGATCGCAGCTGCGGAGCGGGGACCATGGGCCGATGCAGCCAAGGCGCTCGGCAATGCCTGGGATGGGATGATCAAGGCGATCGCCGATACTGCGGCGATCAACGGGATAATAACGAGCTTCGACAATCTGGCGAGGTCGATAACCAGTGTCCTAAATCGACTGTCCGGCAACCGGACATTGAAGGACATTGCCACCGATATCGCGAACACGCAGAAGGAACTGGCGCTCGCGCAATCGGGTCAGGGCGCCCAGCTTGGTCTCGCCAACCCGTTCAATATAGAGCGTCTTCAGACCAAGCTCGGCGAACTCCGCAAAGAAGCCGCCGCAATGGCGGAAAAAGCCGCCAAGGCCGACGCCGAGTCAGCGCGCACCGGCATCCAGGAATCGGCAGCCCAGCAGAAAGTTAACCGACAGAAGGCGGCTGAGCTCGATCTTGAAAATGAGCTCCAGAAGCTGCGCGACAAGTCGGATAAGGGACTGAGCGCTAGCGAGGAGAAGCGCCGAGCCTTCCTGGCTGGACAGCTCGCGTACAACGATGAAATCCTGTCTTCCGGCTCCGAGTTGATCGCCAACAAGAAGCGCGAACTTGCGGTCGAGAAAGAGATCACAGCAGCGCGGAAACAGCAGCAGAGCGCCAGGGACAAACAGGTCCGCGAATGGTCGCAGGATCTCGGAAACAGCAGCAACGATGCCCTGGTCGCCACTGCGAGGCGGTTCAGCGGCATGAACGAGACCGCCAACCGCGGATCATTGCAGGATTTCTTCAAGTCGAACGGGATCAATGTCGATCCGAAGATGACCGCCTGGTGCGCGGCCTTTGTGAACGCCGTGCTCGCCACCAACGGTATCGCTGGCACCGGCTCGCTCAGCGCCAAGTCCTTCCTTGGCTTCGGTCAGGAAGTGAAGGGGGAGCCCAAGGTCGGGGACATCGTCATCCTCAACCGCGGCGGCAATCCGTCCGATGGGCATGTCGGCTTCTTCCAGGGCTTCGATGCGCAGGGTCGCGTAAAGGTGCTCGGTGGCAACCAGAAGGACGGGGTGAACACCCAGTCGTTCAGTCGTAACGACGTGGTTGGCGTTCGTCGTGCCCCGTCGCAGGGTGATATTGCCCAAAGCAAGTTCAAGGAATCCGAGGCGACCGCGAAGCGCCAGAAGGAATTCAACGAAGATCTGGACGCCGAGAATGATAAGCGCCGGCTGAGCGCCCAACTGCTTCGTGAGCAAATCGGCCTGAGTGGAGAGGCGTTGATCGCAAAGCAGCGCGAGCAGGCCATAGCCGAAGCGGTCCAGCGCGCCGAACTGAAGGCGAGGGACGCCGGCGTCAACGTTACCGATGAGCAGGTGAAGCAGATCAAGGAGACCACGGCGGCTCTCTTCGATCAAGCGCATGCCCAGGATGTCGTTCGTGAGCGCTGGGGTGCCATCA